CAGCTCCAAAAGATAAGCCTCCATTTATTGTTAAAACTCCAGTAGCAGTATCAGCAGTATCTGACCTTACAAAACTACCAGAACTTACACCGTCTAAAGTGTCAGCATCTAATCCAGAGCCAGCACCATCAACAGTTTTAATAAGTGTTAATATTTCACTGGCAGATTGGTCAGCAGTAGCTCCACTTTCTATTCCATCTAATTTGCTGTGATCTGCATTTGTAAAATTATTATCTGTTTGAGATGCAACAGAAAAATCTAAAGTTCCGTCGCTATCTTGATATGTAACAGTAATACCTGACTCTGTATTACCGCTAACCATACCGCCAACAATGTCTTGAACTTGCTCGTTTGTGAGTGTTGCAGTTATGTAACCAGCACCATTCGTTATATTATTATTATTAAGAGAAATATTGGCAGATCCGTCAAAACTTACCCCTGCGATAGTTCTAGCTGTAGCAAGTTTTGTAGCTGTAGCTGAGTTGCCAGTAATATCCGAAGATATTGAGCTTGGAAGCCTTGCGTCTGATATTGTTCCAGAACTTATATTTCCCGCGCTAAGATTCGTAAGTGCTGATCCGTTAAGAGCTGGTAAAGTGGATGGAAACCTTGCGTCAGGAATAGTTCCCTCGCCTAAATCGTTTGCATCTAGAGAGGCATATTCTAGTTGACCTGTAGCAGTTGAGCCAGATCCAGATATACTTTTTACCTTTAAATATTTATCAGCAGCTATATTATTATCTGGAAATATAAATGTATAAGATTGACCAGCACTATGAGCTGGAGATGCTAATTTTATACCATGACTTTGTAAAGAACAGTTTAGTTGTAATTTACCATCATTACCGCCAGCACCCCTTACTTCTACAACTCCACTGCCATTTGGTTCAATTTTTACATTACCATTGCTAGTTGCTGTGGTTATTTTATTCGATTGAACATCTAAATCCGCACCAAGTTGTGGGGAACTATCGTCTGCAATATTTGCAATAGCATTTGAAGCAATCCCATTTAATTTTGATAAAAGGGTATTTGTAAAATTATTGTCGGTTTGTGAGGCAACAACAAAATCTAGAGTACCGTCGGAATCTTGATAAGTAACTGTTATACCTGTCTCAGTATTGCCCGAAACCATACTGCCTACAAAATCTTCTACTTGCTCTTGAGTTAGAGTAGAAGTAATATAGCCGGCACCGTTAGTAAGCTGATTATTATTGGTGACATTAGTAGCAGAGGCAGCAATTCCATCAAGTTTGTTTTTTAAAGCAGTAGTAAAGTTTTCGTCAGTTTGCGATTCGTTTATTTGTACAACATTTCCAGCATCATTTTTGCTAAATAAAGCACAATTACTTGTCCTTATAGCTAGTTCACCAGCAGATAGATCACTAGCACTTGGATTACTACCGCTTGCTCTTTTGAGTTTAATTGTTTGAGCCATTGGCTTTTACCTCCTATGGCTTAATAAGTTCCACCATCAATAGTAAAACTCGAAGCACTTTCGTCTTTCAAAAAAGTAACGAGATCCGTAAGAGCAACTTGCTTCATAGCTCCAGCATCATTACATATAAACCTATCTGCGGCTGCAAGTGTTGTTGAGGTTGCAGAAGTGCCACCATCTAATAAATTTAACTCAGCAGTTGTAGAAGTTACGCCATCAAGAAGATTTAACTCTGTAACAGTTGCTGTCAAACTTGCAAGCTTTGTAACTGGTAAACTTCCTGTAATTGAACTTGCGGCAAGATCTATTGCAAGCTCTGTTGATTCGATAACTAAACCGCCATTTGCTTTTAGATCTAAAGAAAGAGTATTACCAGTTTTATCTAAACCATCTCCAGCCGTAATATTTCCAGCTCCAGAAAATTGAGCAAAAGTGAGGTTATTCGTCCCTGTGACCGCTGATCCCTTGTTACTCGTACAAACAAAACCATTATCTCCGTTAGTCGTACCTTGCTCAACAAAAGTAAACATACCAGCGGCATCTGAACCAGCAGCTAAGTCACTTGCTCTTGCTGGACTTGCCCCAACAACGTAAATACCGTTCTCCGATTGAGTACTTTGATCTTTAACTAACACTCGATCATTTGTCGCAAGTGTTACGCCATCTAAAGTATCGCCATTATTAAGAGCAGTTGATATTGTTATATTTGCAGTTGTAGCAGCCTTAACTGAATCTTTTACATCTAAACCTTGTGCAGTAGCCTCAACAAAGCCTTTTGTTGCTGCATCTTGTGCATTGACCGGGTCTGCTAGGTTAGTTATTGTTTGACTATTAAGAGAAACTGAGGCAGAAGGAGCTGTCATTTGGTCGAGTCTATTTGCTCTTACTCCAGCGTCAAAATCGCTTATTTTATCGTGTCCTAGTGATGGAATATCCGCAGCAACTAAAGCTCTAAACCCTGCAACTCCATTACTTCCATTTGGCGCGGCTAAAACTTGGTTTTGTGTTCTGCTTGTAAAAGTATCAACAAAACTACCAGAGCCACCTATTGGCTCAATAGTTGTAGCAGAACCACCAGCACCGCCGGTTCCTATTCCTATAAATAATTTTTTACTTCCTTCTGCAAAAGCTAACTCTGCATTTGCTAGTTGAGAAGGTGCTGAAGATCCAGTGGATCTTTTAATTCGCATTGTGTTAGCCATGGTTTTTAAAAATTACCCCCATCAACGAGTGTTAGTTTTGTGGTAGTGTTGTCTGCTTTTATGGTATCACTAGCAGCGTGATAGTACAGCACTGCATTGTCAACTTTTCCAGAAATGTCAAAATTAATTCCACTTATAGAGCCTGATGCTCCTTGTGCGCCTTGTGTAATTATTTCAACAATAGTTGTAGAGTCAACTTGGCTTACAACTACTTGGTTGGGATTGCTCATGCGGTATAGCCCTCACTTATAAATAGTGTACCTTCTAAATAGTAATTTTTATTTCCGTTTGCATCTGTTATTAATACGTCATATTCTAATTCTTCTAATCTTAGTGTTGCTGTTTGTGTATCAGTTAATTTTATATCTATAATTCCTCCTGATCTGTTTGTATATGTAATTCCAAAATCTGCATATTTTGTTTTCCTTGGTTTATCCCAAACTTGAACCGCAACAGTAGAGCCTGTCAAATTTATAGCATTACTATTTCCATCCTTAAAAGCAAGACGCAATGCAAAATCTGCTCTTCTGTTAACTGTAAAATTCTTTTTTGCTGGAATAATTGCCATTTATTTTACGTCTAAAGTGATAACAGCGTGTATTTCTGTGTTTGCTTTGACAATATAGTCGATTCTGTCTACTGCATTTGCAGCCGTAGACAGCACCGGAGGAGTCCCGCCAGCAAATTTGAATACACTATTAAAGGCTGCTGTTCTTGAGCCTGTGCCGTCTTGTGTGATAAAAATTGACCCTGCTTGTCCAACTACAGTGCTTTGATTATTTGGAGAAGCAAAAGTAGCGTTAGTGCCTAGTGTCACTGCAAAATTTGGCCCGGCATGGAAGTTTAAAGTAATTGTTGAAGCACTCGAAACAGTAGCAACTTGTGACCCTGCTCTACCTGTTACAGCAATACCGCCACTTAATGTAAGCAAACCACTAGCAGAATCAGCTGCGTCAGATCTTAAAAAACTAGCTGCGTGTAAATTATCAACTGTATCTGCATTGGTAGCTTGAGAAACGGTTACTCCAGCTATAACTGTATTAAGAGCAACTCCTCCAACCGTTATAGCGTCTGCTTCTAAAGTTCCGTCAAAATCTCCATCTACTGCATCAATATTTCCAACAAAAGTTGTTCCTGTTACGTTTCCTGTAACAGATAATCCAGAAGCACTGAAACTACCTCTGCGTGTTCCACCACAAGTTATATCGACAGTATCAGCCGCGCTAGAATAAAAACCAGTATTTAGATCATCTCTAAAAGCTAATGCTGGCAATGAGTTTGTGCCATCTTCTAGTGTTATTGTTCCATCTAATTGAAATAACTCTATCCAACCATTATTTGAGCTATTTCTAATTTTTAAAATTCCAGTTGTTGTGTCAGCCCACAACATATAAGCGTATTTTGTGGAAGGTTCTGAAGAGTTTGAGTTAAGACTAACTATCGCTTGTAAGACGGCATTTATGTCAGCTCTTACGGCACTTCCTGTATCGTTATCAATGACGTAATCGTGAACAGCCATTTATTTTAAAAACTTTTTCCTTATCATACTATCCTTTGCCGAAACCGACAGCCTGATAAGTAAAATTTCTATTAATCGAAGCATTTGAAGAATTTTTAAAATGAATAGTGAAGCCAGTTGCAGATATATTTGTAAGCTCAAAATAATCTCCAGAGGTCATATCAGTAGCAGTTATGCCAATAGATGGAGGATTAGAGTTACTTCCTAAAAGACTTGTTGTTCCTGTGAAAAAGCGATTTGCAAAAGAAACATTTTTTGCCCCTGATCCTGATGCTATTGTCCCAACACTTTGTTCTGTTCTTCTCGGTAAACTCAATGTATATCCAAGTTGTATTACCTTAATATCTTGTGCTGGATCTTTGCTTGTTAATATTGTTTTAAATTGAAATCCTCGACCCTTATATGAACCGTTTGCAAAAGTTTGAAAAGCTGTATATGTAGGACTTGCAGAGTTTGGATCGTCTTGCGTCACACGAACAAGAAGTTCAGCATTAACTTCGGTTGCTGTTGTACCGTCAAAATCTCGGATACTATCTATTTCGCCTCTAGCGTCAAATAGGTCAGAGGGGAAAAAGGCAGAAGTTAAAAAATGCCTTTTAAGATCTATTGAAAAAACGCTTTCTAAATCTAAAGTATCTTTAAAAAGATAAGTTCCAGACGGACTTATACCACCAAGATCATCAACAGAAGAAACTAAATCGAAGTCTGCAATAGTATCAAAATTTGCTATTCCTGTTAAATTTAAACTGTTTGTGGACGAGTCATAACCAACGTTTGTTTTTGTTCCTTGGAATTGAGGATTATCTAAATCTTCTCTTCTTGTTTGAACAATAAGTGCTTCTTCTTTATCTGGTAAATCAATAACTATACTTGCTTCTCCAGCACTAAATCTTCCTCCATCATCTCTAAATTTTAAAATATATTCCCCCTCCAAAAACGGAACTTCCGCAGTTGTGGTATTACCAGCAAGTGCAGGGACTAAATCAACAGAGTTGGAAAAAGTACCAGTTCCGTCAGTTGCGCTGCTGTGCCTCACATAAACTAAGCCTCCATGCGTAACGTCAACGTCAGTACTGAGATTCCAACGTAGTCTTACAAGTTTGTCGTTAATAGGCTCAAGTGTTAATCCAGTTACGTCTGCGGGGAGTGCAGTTTTACCGACAGCATTGACGGTAATATTAGAGCTTGTTGTTGATATTTTTAAAGTTGGATTAAAACTAAAAACTTGTATTTCGTAAACAGCTACTTCAGTTCCAACAATTTCAAAATCTGGCCTGTAACAAATTGCTGATGTAAAGTTTCCATTATCTTTGCGATAATTTACTTGATATTGTGTAATTCCTTGTATGGGCTGCCAGCTTACAATGATTTTAGCTACCGCAGCATTATTAATTACAGCAATTTTTTCTACAGCAGAAACGTTAGAAGGTGGATCTACTAAATCATTTAAAACAGATCTTTTAATCGTTGGAAGAGTTACGTTTTGTTCAATGTTGTTATATTTGCCATCTAAATAAGTCAAACCTTGCAACGTGTAACCAGTTCCTTCATTTTCCTCTACAGATATAATTCTAAATTTTTGCGTTTCAAGAGTTGTGCTTGTTATTAACCAAATTGTGTTTGGGTTTGGTACTTGTGAGAAAGCTGAAGATACAGTTATATTTGCGCCTGTTATGTTGGTTACGACTTTTTCTTCAACAGTTCCATCAGGTAAAATTACACTTAATTTAGGATTATCTGTTAAGGCTGGTAATGTATTAGAACTCGCACTATCAATAGTTATTACAGTGCTTGTTGCTGATACGACACGCCCACCTCTCCTTGCTCCAGCACGAACTGGGTCATTGATAGCAACAACAGCACCCGGCCGACAAACCGCGCCACTATCAATAGAGGTTGTAAAAGTTACAAGCTCAGATTCTTGTTGTTCGCTAAATAAAATTGCTTTTCCGTACCTTTGCGCTTGACCTCTTGATGTACATGCAAAAGCTTTTACTTGTTTTATAACATGACCAAATTTTGCAATCGCAGCGGTATCTTCTACAACTTCATAATCTATTTCTTGGGCATCCATATCGTAATAAGCAACAGAAATAACAGTATGTCTTTGTTTTAAGCTTGCACCTGTATAACTAAATCCACCTTCATCAACATTACTTAAATTAAACAAATAACTTGCATCTGTTGGTCTATCTTGAGCTATCTGTACTGAACCATTTGCCCAGATAGCATTGCATCTCATTACACTTGCTAAATCGTTAATTAATTTAAAAGCCTCGTTTGAGGACATAATATTGACGTTACATCCAAATCTAGGTTCTTTTGTGTTAGTTCCTGACATATCGTCTACTAAGGCACAAGAATATTTTGAAGCCTCTACAAAACTAAATAAATCTAAATTTGTATCTGTTATATGATCTCCAAACCCATATCTAGTATTTGTTAAAAGATCAAGAAGAACCATTGCAGGGCATGAACACCAAGTCGCAGCTTGCATTGTTCCATTAAAAATGTATCCAGTAGGATAATGAATAAATCCAAAACTACTTACTTGTCCCAAACCTAAAGATGTTGCAACTGCTTGACTTGTGACAACTGTTGGAGTTCCAGAATTGTTTGCCCCTGCGCCCGGTATTCTTACTTTGATTCCTCTAATTCTATATCTACGACTAGGAAAATTGCTAAATTGTTGAGAATCGACTCTGATTTGTGTGTATGCTGAGTTTGGATATGTCGAGGTAACATCAAAAAGTTTTGTAAGACTTGTAAAATTAAAAGCATCAACTAAACTTTCGCTTGTGCTATCTGCTGTAATTCTTACGACTTTGACATTAACAGGAAATGCACCAGTTATTTTTATCCTGTGATCTCTTTGGTAAGCATCTCCAGTACGTCCAGAAACATGCGTATCAACTACTGTTGTGTAGCCTCCGTTATTGTATTCTATTTGTATTTGATAATCGACTCTACTTCCAGCAACATCTCCATTGCTTTTTAAATGTTGTATTTGAGGCCAAGTTAATGTAATTCGCAAAGCTGAAGGATTAATACCACCACCGCCTGATGCTTGCACTTGTTGCACGATTCCGTTACTTGCTTTTGTAACTTCCAACCCTACTGATACAGGTTGTCCAGCACTGTCTTCAATCCCTGCAATACTTGTTTGGTTTGATGTGCCAAAACGTGTGTCAAATGTTACGTCTTGGAAATTAAAATCTGAGTCATCTGGATTACTTGCATTTGCAGTGGATTTTATAACAGGCGTATCATCTAGAAATACATCTTTTAGACTTGCGTTTTTATATTCTGTTGATGTTCTATCTGTTATACCTTCTCTGCTTGGTGTCGCGAAACCTTCAATTTCACCTTCTGTTAAAAGATCTTGTATTGTTGCAAATTGTTTACTGTGAAGTGTATCTGGGGCGCGACTTGGTTGTCTTGTGGCTTGCGCCCTTTGACCTCCGCCTCCAGAACCAATAATTTTTTTTGTCATGCTTGTACTTGCTCCGTATCAACTTGCGCAGAAATAACCACTGATCCTACAAAAATTTCTCCATAACATATTGGAATAGGAGTACCAG